CCCCCGCGTCGATTGGTCCGGTGTTCTACGACTTCGGCGACGACACCTGGGACTACGTGGCCGCCCCTGGTGTCACCACGCACAAGTACGCGAAGGCGGGCACCTACACCGCCCGCGCCTCGCAGAACGGCGTGTGGGTGAGCACGACGGTTACCATCCCGCTCCCCTGATCGGCAACGACGACAGCCCCCGCTGGGTTTCTCCTGGCGGGGGCTGTGCCATATCCGGGGGGTGCCCGGGTATCCTCGGACTGAAAGGACGCTGACATGCTGTCGAACTGCTATCCAGACACCACGGATTGGGGTTGTTCCCTCTCTCCGGAAGAGGTTGCTGAGCTTGACCCCACCATGCGGGCCAGGTCGGAACTGCTGGCGTGGAACATGCTCCAGCGCATGACCGGCTACCGCCTGTCGCTGTGCCCCGTCACCATCCGTCCGTGTGCTGCACGGTGCCACCCTGGCGCATGGCTGGAAGCTTCGGTAAATGCGTTTGGCACGTCGTTTTCCCCGTACATGCTGGATGGAACCTGGTACAACTCCTGCGGCTGCACGCGGCCTTCTGACTGCTCCTGCTCGTCGGTGAGCGAGATTGTCCTGCCGAACCAGGAAGTGTCGGGACCCATTGTTGTCAAGCTCAACGGGGCGGTCCTGGATCCGTCCGCTTATCGGGTGGACAACGGGAACCGTCTGGTGCGCCAGGATGGCGGGACTTGGCCGCTGTGCCAGGACATGTCGGAGCCGCTCCCGAGCACGCCCAATCCGTCCGTAAACACTCTCTCCGTCAGCTACTACCCGGGAATCGGCCCGGACGAGGCACTGACGTATGCGGCGGGACTGCTTGCCATCGAGTGGTACAAGGCGTGCATCGGCCAGCCCTGCGCTCTCCCGGATGGAACAACGCAGGTTGTGCGCCAGGGTGTTGTCATCACCATCCCCGAGCGCATCGGCATGAGCGGCGTCCGGATGGTCGATGAGATTGTCGGCATGTACAACCCGAACAACCTCAAGACGCCTTCCCGCGTCGTCAGCCCGGACACCCTGCGGGGAAGGATCCGTACGGCATGAGCGAATACGTGGAGGATCGCGACGCCTGGCCGACGATGGTCAGTCTTGCGGCATGCGTGCAGCAGGCCCTGGAGGATCGCATGCTGCCAGGTGTGTGCCGTTGCGCGCCCGTGCCCGGTCCACTGGCGATCATGGACTCCTGCGGCTCCTGCAGTGACACTGCGCTACCTGGACGGAAGGCATGTGGCGGACAGGGGTGGGTGCGTCTGCAAACAGAGTTCCCCTCCTCCAACTTTCCGCAGCCGGATACTTCCGGGGCGTCGTGTCAGTCCCCTGTCGCGTCAACCTTCGAGGTGGGGATTGCGCGCTGCCTTCCGGTAGGGAAGGGCAATGCGATCACTGGAATCACCGTCCCGACGACAGAGGAGCTGGTCGAGGCAACGCGTCTCCAGATGGCGGATAAGGCCGCGATCAAGGCCGCGATCAACTGCTGCCTCACCGACCTTGATCTCACCTACACCATCGGCCAGTATCAGCCGCTCCAGATCACGGGAGACTGTGGCGGCGGGTTCTGGTTGGTTACGGTCTGGAGCGTCTGATGGCCGCACCTGTTCGTGTCACCATCTACGACACCGCCGTGGACGGACTCTTCCGCCCCGGTGGTGATGCGTGGAACTGGCTGGGCTTGCTCGGGACGGAACACCTGAACCTGGCTATCGCCTTCGCGCCAGCCCGCACCGGTCACCTCAAGGCCAGCCATTACCCGGCCCCGATCATGACCTCCTACACTACTGGTGGCCAGCGTGGTGCGCGGTACACGATCCGGAATGATGCCGACTACGCACTGTACGTGCACGAGGGGACGAACGGCCCCATCACGGCGAATGGCGACCTCGGCCTGTGGGTGCCCGTGTATCGGGGCCTCCCCTTCCCTCGCCATGCAGTTACGTCCGTTAGGGGGCAGGCTGCCAACCCGTGGATCACCCGCGCCGGGGAAGTCGCTCTCGCCCCGTTCCTGTGATCGCTGTACTCTTTCTGTAGGACAGAAAGGACACCTGACCATGGCAACAGCCGCGCAGGGATTCCGCCGCCGCGTCAAGGATCGCGTCACCAAGGAACGGGAGCCCATCCCCTTCTTCATCGAGGTCACCGACGAAGACGAGGATGGCAACGAGATTATCGTCAGTCGCGATGACTACACCGCGACAGCCCCCACCGAAGAGCAGCTCATGCTCATGATGGCTTACGGTGGCAACTCTGAGGCAACCGTCGCCGACGAGGTCAACGCCATCGTCTCCTTCTTCAAGGACGTTCTGAGCGACAAGGACTACCGCCGCCTGGTGAAGCGCCTGCGCGACCCGGAGGATGTGGATGTTGACTCCGAACTCATCACTGAGATCTTCGAGATGCTGATGGAGAAGTGGCAGGGTTTCCCTACCCCGTCGCCCGTCGCCTCTTCTGGGTCGCGGGCGAATACTGGCACGAGATCGACGGGGCGTGCGCGCGGCAAGGGTTCGATCCAGTAGAACTCCCCGTCACCCGTTTCCTCAATCTCGTCTATGCCTGGTGCGTGGAGAGAATGTCAATGGCACCGGAGGAGGACTACAGGCGCTGGCATGAGGAAATGTGGGCCGAATCGACGGCAGGGCGCAACCCGGATAGGGTGACGCGTGATGTTATCGAGGAGGAAATGTCGCTATTCAACGACCTCAAGCGGCAGACTAGTAGCTGAGGAGGTGGGTAGTGGCAACAAACATTGGGCGCGTCGAGTTCATCGTCGGCGCTGACGGCACACTTCTCCCCCGCGATCTTCGTCGTGTCGGGCGTACCGCTGGCGCTATCGGCGGCAAGGAACTCAACAAGGCGCTCAATGCGGAAGTGCGCAAGGGTTCCCGTGACGTGGCCCGCAGCTTGGGCCAGGTTCTCACCACGGCCCTGCGCACCAGCCCTGCTATCAACCGCCTGGCGACGAGCTTCCGCAACCTGCGCACGGCTATCCGTGGAGGTCTGGACCGGACTATTGGACGGATCTCCACGGGCCTGCGTGATTTCGGGCAGATGCTCCGGGATGCATCTGCACGCAATCTGTCCCCGTTCGTCCAGGGCATGCGTGATCTGCGCATTAGTGCGCAGGATGTAAGGGACACTTTCCCTGGACTCGTGCGTGCAGTGGAGAATGTGCGACGAGGTTTCGCAAATACCCTCGGCGGTGTTCGGGAATTCGGCGATGAGGTTCGCACTCGCACAAACAGTGCTGTCAGCCTGCTGCGCACCCAGCTACAGCGACTCAACCCTGTCATCGAGGGTGCGCGTGATCGTGTCGTGCGTTTCGGGCGTGGCGTGCGGGACAGCGTCATCGACATTGACGCCGTTCGTCCTGCCGTGGATCGCCTGCGTGCATCGTTCGGCCGCCTCAGTGGCTCCGCATCTGCTCTCCGCGGGTTCCGCTCCGAGGTCAGCAATTTCGTGAACGAGTCCAAGCGCTTGTCTGGCGACCATGAACTCACGCGGTTCTTCGACTCGAATGGGCGGCGCTGGGGAACGTTCGGGCGCGAGGCAGAGGTTGGCATGGCCCGCGCCGTCAACGCCGTACGCAACGGCAACAAGAACCTGAACGCGCAGTTCGGTGGCAATGAGCGCGTACTCAAGTCGCGTGTTGCCCGTCTGATTGTTCTGTGGACAGCGCTTGTCGCCGCTATCGGTGAGGGGACGGCATCCCTCGGGTCCGGCGTGGGGGCAGGGCTTACGGCCCTCATCTCCAGCATCGGTGTAGCACTTGTCGGTGCACTCGGTCTCGCCGGGGCAGCCGTAGCCGGATTCGCTGCTGCCGCTGGTCTGGCGATCAACTCCTTCCGGTTCATGAAGGAGGAGGTGCCCGCTGTCGCCGACGCCCTGTCTGGGCTGTCGAAGGCGGCGGAGGACTCGGGCCGCAGATTTGCCGCCGCCTGGGGGCCGTCTGTCGCGAACTTCCTGGACACGCTGACGACAGTGCTGTCCAACACGTCCATCGTGGATGCGTTCGCGGCAAGCCTGTCCCGTATCACGGATGCGTTCAGCGCCGCGCTCTCGTCCCCCGGGTTCCAGCTGTTCTACCAGGCGCTCGCCACCACTATCCCCAACGCCATCGCCTCGATTGGAACGGGCGCTGCATCTCTGGCCAGCGGCCTGGCCGCAGTGTTCTCTGCTGCATCCCCGGCCCTGGAGACGTTCGCAGGGCAGTTCGACACCTGGGCTAAGCAGTGGTCGGACACGATGACTGCTGCTGCGCAGGATGGCTCTCTGCAAACGTTCTTCAACAAGGCGCTGGAATCCATCAATGCGATCCTCGGCGTCGTCGGATCCCTCGGCAGTGCCCTCAACACCCTCTTCCAGGCTGGTGCCGCCACGGGCAACTCCATGCTGAACACCCTCACTGGACTGCTCAACCAGTGGAATGACTGGATGAAGTCCATCGAGGGGCAGAAGGCGCTGGAGACCTGGTTCGCAAACGGTGAGCGCATCTTCAACGCCCTGCTCACCCTGTCCGGCAAGCTGGGCTCGGCTCTGGCGGACCTCGTAACGCCCGAGACTATTGACAGGTTGCTGTCCTTCATCGATGGCCTGGGCAACTTCCTCCCGGTGGCATCGCAGATCTTGGGCGTCATCGGAAAGCTCGACGTGCTCAACATCTTCGTCGGGATCCTGAACAGCATCGCCGACATTCTCCAGCCGCTCATGCCTGTCCTTGGGCAGCTGGCCGAGAACATCGGTAGCTTGCTGGTGACGGCTTTTGCGAAGTTGGAAGGACCGCTGACCCGCCTCGGCCAGGCTCTTGTCCCGGTGGTGGAGATCCTCGGCAAGGCGCTACTCGCCGTGCTCCCGCCGCTGCTCGATGCCCTTGGCCCCGTGGTGGATGCATTCGTGCAGATCGTTCAGATACTCACCCCCTTCATCGAGCTGCTCGCCGTCATCGTCGCGAACGCCCTCCCCCCCCTGCTTGCGATCCTGCCGCAGGTGGCGGATTACCTTGTCGCGCTCACGAACGCGATCTTTGGAACGAACGTGAGCGCGAAGGACTTCGGGGATGCGATTATCGTCGTTGGTGAAGTTGTGCGGGTGACGTTCGAGGCTATTGCGAACATCATCTCCGTCTTCTTCCAGGTGGCAAGCGGCATTCTGAACACTATTTCCGCCCTGCTACGCGGTGATTTCTCGGGAGCATTCGAGTCGATGTACACCACGGTCAGTGGCGTATTCCACACCCTCGGCGGGGACTTCGACCAGTTCGTTAGCTGGGTACAGGACATGTACAACGGTGTCGCGCGGTTCGTTACCCCTATCGGGAACTTCTTCTACGACATGGCAAGTGCCGTAGGTGATGCCATCAGTGGGATGATCGGGTGGATTCAAGACGCTATCGGATGGTTCCAGAGCCTCTTCGGCGCGGCTAACGCGGCTGCATCCGCAGGGTCCAGTGCGCAGGGTGCTGCTGGTCGGGGCGGTGGCGGCGGATCCGGTGGCGGTTTCGCGTCCGGTGGACTCCTCAATGGCCCTCGTCGCATCCTCGCTGGCGAGGCGGGACCGGAGGCCATCGTCCCGCTGCGTCGCCCCCTGTCGCAGGTGGATCCCTCCGTGCGGTGGCTTTCCGCTCTCGCCCAGGGCAAGACCCCGGCGATGGGAAGTGGTGGTGTCGTCGGCGGTGGCAAGGCGGTGAACATCGAGTCGGGCGCTATCGTGGTGCAGGACTCTGGTGATCCTGCACGGACTGCCGTAGAGGTTCTGGATCGCATCGCTGAGCGGGTTGACTCCCTCGGTTAGGAGAGGTCATGGTCTACGACGGCTACCTGGCGTTCGGTGGAAACGAGGTCATCAACAACTCTCGTGCCATCGGCATTAGCCGTTCCGCGTCATGCCCTATCCCGTGGCTCGTGAGCGACGAATGTGAGTCCCTGCGGGAGGCGTTGGGCGATGGGCCATACGAGGCGCAGAACATCCAGGCTGCCCCGTGGTACGACCCGACCCGCCCTGAATCTGAGCGGTTCTACGGCGTGTTCGGGCTGGGGTTCTCCGGAGTGAAAGACTCCACCCGTCAGGTCCAGGTGACAGAGGGTCTTGCAGACGGTGGCGCTATTGGCTCCATCCGGAAGGGCGTCCGATCTGTGCGTGTCCGGGCGGCCATTCTCGCCCGCGGTCGGGACGCCCTCTCCTATGGGCGCTCCTGGCTGGAGGCGGCACTAGACCCGGATGCCTGCGGACAGCACGGCGAGGAGTGCGGCACGACGGACATGGCATTCTTCGCCGCGTGCCCCCCTACCCGTGAGTCCACCTCGGAGGGTTTCGGTGAGGGGTCTTTCGGTGAGGGCGATTTCGGTGGTGGCGATGACACGGCGTGGGAAGAGGCCGTTGACGCACAGCGCCGGTTCCTGCATGGGGCAGTGACCACGTCCGGGCCGCTCACCATCCAGGAATTCGCCCGTGAAGATGCGGTAGGGGAGGTCATCGAGTTCACCGTTACATCCATGCGCCCGTGGGTGTACGGGGTTACTCGCACTGTCGATCTTCCCGTCACCACCCCGAGCATTGTGGAGGACATCCGGTACAACCTGATCCCGTATCCGTCCATGGAACTCGACGGTGGTTCCACCGTGATTCTGGCGCAGAACTACTCCACGAACCCTTCCAGCGAGACCAATGCAACGGGCTGGTCCTTCGGGCAGTCCGGCGTCATTACCGCAGGGCAGATGTCGGCATCGCGCAGCACTGAGCTTGCCGCCGTGGGAACGGCCTCCTACAAGGTGGTTTTCACGTCCACCACCACGGGAACGGGAACCATGTCCGCATTGCAGACAGTGGCCCTCCCGTCCGTCCCTACGGGAACGCGCTACTCGGTCAACATGTGGGGTGCCGCCCTGGCTACTACGGGAACCCCTACGCTCAGCTCCCTGTCGTTCTCGGTGGATTGGCTGAACGCATCCAACACTGTCCTGCGCACGGATGCAGTGGGTACCGCCCCCGCGGGCGGCGGGGCCGTTACGAAGTCTCACATTCTCCCTCCCGCCACGGCAACACAGGCGCGCGTGTACGTGACCGTAGCCGTTTCTGGTATTGCTAGTGGGAACGTGGTCAATCTGTTCGCCGACGCCCTGGCCGTCACCATCCCGTAAGGAGCACCGCAATGCCTCGCTATGCAGCAGCGATGGATGGTACCGGCCCTTACGAGGTCGTCATCTACACCTCGAACAGCGGCACGGTTGTCAACGTCAGCCTGTACTGGCAGCGCACCGGATCGGTGGGATACACCTCGTACAACGGCGGAGCCACCTACAACGTCACCATCCAGGGCGTATCTGTCGCATCGGGTTCATACAACTTCCAGGGGCCTGCCGGTGGTCCCATCGGCGAGCAGTACATCGGCGGCGGCAGCTACAACGTGGGCGCTGTCGGCAGCGCGCTCTGTGCCGGGTACTTCAACACGGACACGAGCGGTGCCGGGTACGGTGGCGTTTCCGGCTATCAGTCGGTGGCGACCGTGCCCCCCGCACCGAGTAATGTTTCGGGCACCCCTGACCAGATCACGACGCGCGGGATGCGCTACCAGTTCACTGGCAACGGAGACGGCGGATCCGGAATCATCCGCTGGGAATACGAGTGCTGGCCGACTGGTGGTGCGCCCACCGGTCTCGGCACCTCTTCGGGGACGACGACGCGCAATGACCTCCTCCCCGCAACAGAGTGGAACTGGCACGCGCGTGGTGTGAATGCCATCGGTGCTGGCCCGTGGTCTTCCGTAGCGAAGGGCACGACTCTCGCCGCTAGCGCCTCCACCATGAACGTCGCCGCTTCCATCCAGGGGACATCTGCGACGCTGACGCCCACGCTCAGCAACACCATGCCATCCGTGGATACCTGGCTGGTGGATCGACGTGTGCAGGGGACTACGACGCCCGTCACGTCCTACTCGTTCAGCACCTCCAGCTACACGGCTACCGGGCTTGCACAGGGCACCATCTATGAATGGCGAGTCGCTGCGCGGGTTACCCAGAACGGCGTCACCTACACGTCTCCCTACAGCTCGTGGCAGGCGGTGCAGCAGCCTAATCCGAACACGAGCCCCGGGACGTATTTCGATGGGTCCAGTGCGGCGACTGGTGACGCCACCTTCTCGTGGCTCGGCACTACCAACAACTCCGTCAGCCAGGCGAACGGCAAGAGTGTCAGGGGGTGGGCGATCACCACTGGCTACGGAGGAATCCTCTCCCAGCAGGTGGGTGGTCGCACGCGTACCTACGCTGCACGCATCACGTACACCGCGGACACGACCGCCCCTGGTCAGATCATCGTGCGCCAGCGCACTGACAGCCGGTCCCAGGTCGCCGAGGGTGGCCGATACAACGGGTCCATCTATGTGCAGATCCCCGCTCGGGATCAGCTCATGGGCGCTGGCATCGAATGGTTCGACGGTAGCGGCACCAGCCTGGGTACGGACATGGGGGACAGCGTCCTGACTGGACCCAACCCCGGCCTCTGGACGCGCCTTGTTGTGTCGGCAACAGCGCCTGCCGGTGCGGTTGAGGCAGCCCTGTTCTTCACCGACGTGGCGGGCACGGGGTGGACGGCGTGGGTGGGTGGCGATGTTGTCATCGCTGACAACGCCATGCTTTCCCTGGGTCTCTACCCGTACTTCGACGGCGCTACCCCGGACGATGCGAACTTTACGTACGACTGGCTGGGCACCCCCGACGAGTCCACTTCGACTGCAACGGTGGTGCTCACCTCTACCGTGGACCCGCTCGCAGACCCGGACTGCCCGCCCCCTCCCGCACCTCCCCGGCCTCCGATCATCGAAGACGAGTGCATCGATGAGGTGGGGACGTGGCGTCGCTATTGGGCGATCATCCCCGCGGAGAACATCGCTAAGTGGCTGGCAAACGTCCCGACGATCACCCTGACGAGCGGCAACCAGGCTACCCGCCAGGCGCGCATTCGCCTGTGGGAGAACCCGGACGAACTGGACCCCGATTCCTTCATCGGATCCCAGGACTGGGTGTCTGAGCAGATTGTCTCCTTCATCCCCCCGGGTGCAACTTTCGTCCTGGACGGGGTCTCGGAGACGGCTCGCGCCACCGTGGGCGATCAGACGGTGCGCGCCGACCACCTTCTGAGAGGGTCGGGTGGTGGACCCGCCTCGTGGCCCATCATGAAGTGTGGCATCGCATACCTGATGAGCGTGGATGTTCCCCTGGATGCACCCGCGGGTAACCTCACTGTAGACGTAGCTCTGACGAACCGGTTCTAGGAGGGCCAGTGGCATCCACGTATGGCGGTCCCTGTGTTCAGCATCACCGTGCCGAGATCTACGACCGGGGGGGCACGAAGCGCCTCATTTCCCTGATCGACGCTTTCAGTGTGCAGTGGTCGCGCCGCCGTGACGAGACGAGCGAGGCGACGGTCGTCATCGCTGGTCGCGCATGTCAGGCTCAGGCAGACCAGCTGGCTCTCATCGAGCCGAAGCGGCATGAGCTTGTGATCTACCGTGGCAACGTCCGCGTATGGGAGGGGCCGATCATGCGCGTGGCGTGGCGCTCTGATTCTGTGGAGATCTACGCACACGACGTGACTCAGTACCTCTTCGGGACGCCGCTGACGCAGGCGTACAACAATGCCGGGGCGAATGCCACAGAGGTGACCACCCGTATCGAGGAGATCATCCAGAATGAAATGGTGGTCTGGGAGACAATCGACGCACCAGCGAACGTGCTCCCCTACCTGTCTGTGCACCACTTCCCCAATGAGGCGCGGACCACAGCGAAGACGGCACCGTTCGAGATGACCGTGGGTGAGCACTTGGACTCTCTGGCCCGCGCTTCCGGAATCGACTACGCCGCCGTAGGGCGCGCCATCCATATCTGGGACACGTCGCGTTCCCTGGGGAAGACGCGCATCCTCACGGAGGCGGACTTCTTCGGCGAGATCATCATCACCGCGTATGGGTCCGACCACACCGAGATTGCGTACGTGGTTGCCGATGATGGGACATACGGCAAGGCTGGTACGGCATCCAGTTACTACGGGCCGTGGACGAAGATCTTTACCGTCTACAACGAGGAGGGCACGGATGCACCGACGCAGCAGGAACTCGACTCGCAGGCTGCACGCAACATTGCGGGGCGCACGCCCGTCCCGGTTGAGGTCCGCATCCCCGACAACTCCAGCCTGCGGCTGTCCTACGACCTGACGGTCGATGATCTTTTCCCCGGAGTGCAGATGCCCCTCCGTGCCACGCTGAACGCGCGACGCATGCAGCAGACGCAGAAGCTGGACCTGGTGACTGTGACGGAGAACTCCGATGGTGAGACCGTCCAGGTGACACTCAGCCCCGCGAACAAGGCGGACTCTGATGAGATCATTCCCGAGCCCGCCACGCTCACCTGGGCGGATGGGACGACAGCCACCTTTACGCGTGTCGGCAATACTGTCACTGTGACGGTGAACCCGGGCACCAATTCCCCTGCCCCCTCCGATGACACTAAGCACATCCCGGACGGCTTCTACAATGTGGGGTCCGGTGAGTACCACGACTTCACGGTTAGTGGCACCATGGCTAACGGTGTTGATGTGGCGCTCGCCTCCGTGCTCGGGGACAGCTGGGCCACCATCCAGATCACCCTCAATGGAGCGGGTCCGTGGACTTCCGGATCCGCCGACTACCTCCTCTAGGAGCGTGACCACATGACTATCGACAAGTCGGCTCGCGGCATGCTCGCGGAGATGCGCCGCGATATCAATCTCCTCCAGCGCCGCCTCGGGAAGGGGATCATCTCTGGCCTGGGTCGCGGGTCCATCGCTCAGCGGGACGCCGACTTTCCTCCCCCGTCCACCGTCGCGGAGCAGGTATATCTTGCAAACTCGCAGCTCACCTGGATCAATACGGACACTGGGTGGACGGAAAGCTACTACGCACCCACTGGTTCTGCTGGCCTCACGGTAAGAGGACTTGCATCTGGCGCGCCTGCGGGGTGGTATCCGGTGGGCGATGACGGTCCGTACGGGAAGCTGATGGCGGCGGGCGGCCAAGCGCACGGCAATGGCTCCTATTTCACGAACTGGAACAACTTCGGCACGGGTGGGTCGTGGCGCAGCTCCACGCTCATCGACCGCCCGCTCCCCGGGGATCTCGCCACTATCCGCACGAACCTCGCTGGCCGCTACCGCTGCGCTGTCAGCATGACACTGCCGAGCGGAGCAGGGACCGGTGTCTGGCGCTTCGCGTATCTCGATGGGGTCAACCCGGCTGTCATCCGCGACCAGCCCGCCCCCCTCCTTAGCGGCTATGGGCAGATTGCCACATTCGACTTCAAGAACATCCTGCTCTTCCCGACCGGACGTTGCTACTTCCAAACCATCGCGGCATCCTGGACCGTGGGTGACGCGGAGAGCTTCATGACAATGGAATACATCGGACCACCTCTCGTAACCAGCTAGGAGAAAATAGCATGCCTACCACGCAGCAATACATCAGCGCCAAACAGGACAGTGACCTCCTCATGCGTCTCATTGCACAGGCGGAGATGATGAAAATCCCCAGTCCTGCGGAGTGGGTACAGCAGCACCTCTCTGACCTGATGCAGGCAGAACTTGGACCCTATGACACCATTGTCAGCGTGTACGCCTATGCGAAGGAAACCCGCGAAGCACACATTGCGGCCACCCCTCCCGCCCCTGGCGCAAACCTCGGGGCCGTGACTGATACGCATCTGGAGACCGCGATCAATGCCGTGCTAAATCCGCCCGCCCCGTAATACCTGTCGTCAGCAACTAACGGCTGTAGCATGTCGGTGGAGAGGACACCGATCATGGCGTACGAGTTCACGAGCATCGACGGCAAGCGGGTCGAGGTGAATGTGGCCGCGGCGTTCTACCGCATGGCCGCCGATTTCGAGCGCGACACTGGCTGCTCCCTGCATGTCCGTGACGGGTCCCGCACCCGTGAAGAGCAGCAGGCCGAGTGGGATGCATACGTAGCCCGCGGCTACGCACCCCCACGCGTGGCCGAGCCTGGCACCTCTAACCATGAGATCGATGGTCCCAATGGCCCCCGCTCCATCGACATCTACGACAGCTGCGACGACCCTGGCGTGACGTGGGCTGGCACCGCACGCGACAACTGGATGCGCTGGAACGCAGGCAACTACGGCTTCGAGAACGAGGGCTACCTGTTTGGGGAGCCGTGGCACAAGACCTTCCGTGGTGACATTGGTGGCAGCAGCGGCGGCGACACCAGCCTGCAGTGGCCCGCGCGCAACCTCTACGGTGCCGACTGGGTTGTCGCCGCCCAGCAGAAGCTCATCAAGCTCGGCTACGATCTCGGCCCGGACGGCGCTGACGGCTACGACGGGGCCAATACGCAGGCAGCCGTGCGTGACGTGCAGGGCAAGGCTGGCCTGAACGTGGACGGCGTCTACGGCCCGAACACGAACGACTACGTTGACAGGGC